ATTCTAAATAGATTGCAATGCAATAAATTATTCACCTTTTTCTTGGTTTAAATATTGCATTGCTTTATATTTGCGTCAGGTTTAATATAAACCGCGCCAAATATAGCAATTTTAATCCAATAAATATTGAATATGGGACAAGTAATTAAGTTAGCCGCACAAGGCAAGAAGGAACTTGCTGTCGCCTTTAAAGTAACAATGGCCTATGTCGGACAGGTTTTGTCCGGTCAGAAGAAGGGTGGTAAAGCTCCGGCAATCTGGGAAGCCGCCAAGAAACGGAACGACAGTAAGCTGTACAATGTTGACGAAATCGTCAAGCATGAAACAGTCAAAATACTCGACAACAAGGGTAATGTGAAAGCGGAACGTACTAATTAATAATGTATTATTATGGAAACACTGAACAACAACCAGCAGACAACAGGTCTGCAAATCTTCAACAATTCGGAAATTGGTGCAAAGATTCGCGCTACTACAGAAAGAAATGAAACATGGTTTGTAGCTCAAGATATCTGTGATATTTTGAATCTGAAAAATCCAAGAAAGGCGATACAGTCGCTTGATATGGATGAAAAACATGATGTAACTATTAGTTACACCCCAGGTGGAAATCAGCGAGTTAAGGCAGTCAATGAATCCGGTTTATATCATTTGATTTTTATATCCCGCAAGCCCGAAGCAAAAGCCTTCCGCAAATGGGTAACTAACGAGGTTCTCCCCTCCATCCGTCGTACCGGCGGCTACTCCGTTCGTCCGGCACAGCGTCCGACGCTCCCTGCGCCCAAGTACCGTCCGGACTTCATCGAATGGAAACAGGCTGTGTGCCGTTATCTCAACCGGAATGATCTGAAAACGGTCGCCGCCAACATGAAAGTCACCTACTCCCATGTATGCAAGGTGTATTCCGGCAACACAATGAGCCGCCGTATAGCCGACAGGCTGACGAAGCTGGCCATATCCCACAAGAACAAAGGCATCATATATCCCGAACCTGTTCCGGTGTACAGACAACTGCTGATAGAATGGGAGGAACAGGGATGATTACTTATACGATGGGTATCAACCTTGAATACCTGAGGATCGTGATAACGATCTGGCGTGAATACGGGATGATCTGCCCCATCATCATTCCCAAGGACCAGGACGCCGAAGGGGCGGTGATGGTGAAGATAGGACCGACAACCGACATGAAGGTCGCGGAGATGGTCGACAAGATATGGGACATAGCCGGCGCAAAGCGTCTGGTCAAGGAAATAGAAAAATAAGAGAATATGAATGATGTAAAATTACCGTTAATCACTACCCCGGTGGGGGTTGGCTATAATAATGTAAATGTGTTTAGAAACCCATTAGGGGATCTGCAGATCCAACAGGCAGTACCGTCGCTTGGCCTTGACGGGACATTTTTTTAAAAGGTGAAATAACAAATGACGCCGGAGAGGTCCGGATGATCAGAAAACATAAACTGATAAAAATTGAAAGATTATGAAGAAACTGACAGCAATTTTGAAAGGCTGCAACCTTGTGGACAAGTTGTTCAGCCTGCGTGAGAAAGAGATCAACCGTAAGATCGAGGGAGCCAAGGACGATTGCGAGAGACGCAAGGCCGAGGCGGAGATCAAGTATGAGAACTATTGCAAGGAACTGGGTGAGAAAGATGTAGACTACCGGCGCATCATCAACGGAATGCTTGAATGCAAGCAGGAGATAATGGACGCCGACGAAACGCTCAAGGTGATTGCGGAGGTGGAAGCGGACCTTCAGTCCGAGGCCGAGCTGGAGGAAGAGAAAGAAAAATAGTTCATACAACCGGTAATAGATTGAATTTTAGTTAGACATTCCGTCCCGGTTCGTGACGGATAGGGACGGAGATTTAAAAACAATTTTATAAACCAAATAAACGATGAAAAAGAAAAAAGCTATAAGAACACTGATCGAGATTGATGAAGTGTTCCAGAATGTAGAGCCCGGACATTTTTTCGTAGTAAGAATCTTCGGCATTCCGATAGCACGGTTCAACCAGATGGCACGGAATGTCGAAGAAGATGAGGAAGACGGAGATTAATGTTTATCTAGCAGTATAGGAGCGAATTTATGGGTTTGAAGAATCCCCCCTTTGGACAGCCATATACATTCGACTTCCTGAATGTCAGGATATTCACCGGTAACACTTTTAACAGTCATTCTGAACCGGTCTTTAGCGTATTTGTCTTCGCTTTTGAGATATACTACATCTCCTACTTCAAATTTAACAGGCTTTACTTTAGGCATGATATATAAATTTTAATTACACAGCTACAAATGTAGCAAAACTGCTCCGGTCTGCGACGGATAGGAGCAGAAATTTAAAAACAATTTTATAAACCCTTAAAAATGATTTGCAATGAAAACATTCAGAATAATCCATATAGTGGCCGCTGTCATCGGCCTTGTGGTAGTGCTCAGACTGGCGGACAATCTCCGCCCCACCTTCAACGAGAACCTTGCCGCCTCGGTCCTTGCAGCCGTATGCTGCCTTTCCCTTATCGGACAAAGGTATTACAGGGAGGAGAAATAGGACACGCGGTCAGGGAGCCGGAAGGCGGCCCGCGTTTCCGGTCCGACGCCGGAAACCGCACAAGGTTAAACAATAAAACGGTTGATATGGCTGTAATCTATAATGACAAGGTATGTATCTACGCCAACGAACTGATCATGTATGATCCGAAACGCAAGGTGGGTTCCGAGAAGGGCTTCCTCCCGATAGGAACATACAACACGAAGGTGAACAGAAAGCAGATTGTTGTAGCCGAGCGTGCCAGCCTCAGACGCCCCGCCCTGGTGGAGTTCGACTCGCTGGAAGTATACATACAGCAATTATACATCAAATATTACGGTGATCCCCATGAGGATGTCGAACGTGCCGCCACCAGTCCGCTTGAGAGGGCTGTAGGGTACAACGAGGCCGCCTACTCCTTCTTCACCACCTACAGGGACGGTGCGGGAAAGCCGCTCAGACCGGAGAAAGTCACGCTCTATACGCTCCAGGCACGTGTCCTGGATGCAGTCATCCGGCTGCGCGACAGCAATGCGGAATGCGGTTTCGGACGTGGCGGATCCCGTTTCAACGTATGGGACAGGCTGAGTGAGATGGTGAACGATCTGCTGAAAGTGCGGGACAGCAAAGGCAACACCCGCTATCCCCACAAACTTCCTTCGACGGGAAAGACGCTCAAGCGTAAAGTGGACCAGTATGAAGCGGAAGGCTTCATCGCTTTGGTGCACAAGAACAAGGGCAACACGTCCGCCGCCCTGATTAGGGACGAAGAGGACGAGGCGATCATGCACAAGCTGCTTTCCCAGCATATGAACTTGAATAACGCACAGATCATGGAACAGTACAACAAGATAGCCTCCATATTGGGGAAACCGGAAATCAAGAGCCCTGTCACGGTGGACAGGTACCGGAAGATGATGGAATCCACCACCCTGGGGCACCAGCGCGGTACCGCCGCGCTGAGGAACTCCCTCGAGATGCAGCACAAGCGCGAGGCTCCGAAGACCGCCATGACCTATTGGACACTGGACGGATGGGACGTGGAACTGGTCTACCAGAAGAGGCAGCCGGTGGACAAAAAGGTGAACGGTGAGACAAGGACTTACAAGAAAACCACCTACCACAACCGCAAGACCATCGTGGTTGTGCTGGACGCCTGCGGCAAGTACCCGATAGGATACGCCGTCGGCGACCATGAGAGCCCGGCATTGATACGCGAGGCGTTGCGCAACGCCATCAAGCACGCCCGGGAACTGTTCGGTGCACGGTACAAGCCGCTGCAGTTGCAGAGTGACAACTACCAGAAGGGGGTGATGGTTCCGTTCTATGAGGCGATGACGGTGCACTACATCCCCGCCGCGCTCCACAACGCCAAGGCCAAGATCATCGAGCCCTACTTCAATTATCTGAACAAGACGTACTACCAACTGGAGAAGAACTGGAGCGGGGTGAACATCAACAGCAAGCGCGGCTCCCAGCCCAATATAGAGATCCTGAACTATAACCGCCACCTGATCCCCGACGAGGAGGGCGTGCTGGCGCAGATACACGGTATCATGCAAAGGGAGCGGGCCAAGAAGCTGGAGGCGTACATGGCCGCATGGGAACGCACCCCCATGGAACGCCGGATGCCGTTCTGCGACGAGGAATACCTGTTTCTCATGGGCGACACGACGGGACGCACCAACCGGCTCACCGGCAAGGGGCTGCTGATCGAGCTCTTCGGGGAGAGGATCAATTATGAGAGTTTCAACATGGAGTTGCGCAATCATTTCCACGAGGACTGGTCCGTGCACTACGATCCCGACGATTTGTCGCAGGTGCTTATCGTCAATGCCGAATCCACCAAAGGGCACCGGCTGGCAAAGGAGACCGGGGACCTGAAGTTCCTCCTGCAGCGTGACATGAAGACACCGATGGCCCTGATCGACCAGAAACCCGAACATTTCGAGCACCGCAGGAAGGTGGACGAGTTCAACCGGCAGTTCGAGCGGCGGTATGTGGCCAGACAGGAGCAGGTGGACGAGGTGATAATCGCCATGCAGGAGCGGAATCCGCTTCTAAAAAGCAACAGCCTGTTGGACCGTGCCCTGCTCACTGACAGCCGGGGACGGCACAAGGACCGCAAGTATGAGGCACGTGGCCAGACGGTGGAGGACGTGGATTTTGAAGAGATTGCGCCCGGACCTCTCAGGGTTCCGTCCCCTCTTGCGGATGACGATTACGAATGGGACGACGCCGACATGAATTTTTCAAGATGATTTAATAACACTTAAAAAACAGCATAATTATGGATAAGGAAGCATTGAAACAGTACATAGAGAATTTGATAGCCCGTGGTTCAAAACCTTCAGAACTGGCCCGTCGCTGCGGCGTGTCCGACGCGGCGATGTCCCAGTTCCGTTCCGGCAAGTACGGTGCGAATGACGACAACCTGGCGGTCAGGATCGCCACAGGCCTTTATTTCTATGAGAATTCCCGCAATGTGGTTGATACCGTAACCTCTTACCGGCAGGTGAAGCGGGCGTTCGAGGTTGCCAGGGGAAAGAGCAAATGGGTATGTGTCAGCAGCCGCAGCGGAAGCGGAAAGACCCAGTCTCTGATCGACCTGTACAATCTGTGCGGTGACAAGGGGGTTGTATATATCAAGTGCCGCAAATGGAGCAGCCGCAAGTTCCTTACCAAACTGGCGCAGGCCATGGGAGAGAATGTGACGCGCTATATGGATAATGACAGCCTGCTGGACCTGTGCATCGCGCACATGAATTCCCTGTCCTCCTATAAGCCTGTCCTGCTGATTGATGATGCCGGCAAGCTCACGCATTCGGCCATGTGCACGCTTATTCCCCTGTATGATGACACGCTGGGGCGCATGGGGTGTCTGGTGGCCGGCACGGAAACGCTGGAGCGCAATATCAGGCGGTATGTGGGACGTATCGAAGGGTATGACGAGATAGACGGGCGTTTCGGCCGCAATTACATCACCCTTCTGGGCGCTACCAAAAAGGATGTCATCGCCATCTGTATGGCCAACGGTGTGCAGGACAGGGAGACGGCGGAAGAGATATGGGGAAAACTTCCCAAGGTCAAGAAGCAGCCGCGTGAGGACGATCCCCGCCAGGTATTGTTCGCCGATGACCTGCGCGAGCTTTCGGGAATGATAGACAATGTGGTAATCAGACAGGAAATCAGCAACGGAGGAGCCGGCTTATGATCAGGTCATTGTCGTTTGACAACATATTGAACAAAAAATACGAATACATCCCCTTTTCCAAGGATTTCATGGATGCCTTTGGAAAGAGGCAGAAATCCGGGGCGTGGATCGTATACGGCAAGTCCGGACAGGGAAAGACCTCCTTCACCTTCCAGTTGGCCAGGGAATTTGACCGTATCGGCTACAAGGTGCTGTTCATTTCCCTTGAGATGGGTGTCGAGTCCGATTTCAGGGACTCCCTGCTCGGATTCATGAATTCGTCAAGGAGCGGGATGCTGTTCTGGGACGAGGTCCCCACTTTCGATGAGTTTGACGAATTCCTCGGGAAACAGAGATCCCCGGACGTGGTCATCATCGACTCCCTGCAGAGTCTTGAAGGCGAGATGGACGTCACCGCCAAACAGCTGGTCGAGCTCAGGAAGAAATACAGGAAGAAGATATTCGTATACATCTCCCATGTGGAGGGGAAGGAGGTGCAAGGCACGGTGGCCTACAGAGTCAAGAGGGACTGCTTCTCCCGCATAGAGGTGAACGGGTTCTGCGCCCGGTACATGAGCCGTGGTGTTCCCGGTCCGAAAGGATTCTATGTGGTCTGGAAGGAGGGCTATGAGAGATGCTGGCTCAGGAACAGTGACGAACCATTTAACAGCAATAGCAATGAACAAGACAATTGAATTACCCGCGACAAACGCCCAGAAGCGGTGCATACACCGCCTCAGACGGCAGTTCGGGCTGGACGAGGATGAATACAGGCATCTTGTCCGGCAGTTCAGCGGCGGACGGACAACGACGTCCGCAGAGTTGTACAAAAGCGAGGCCGCAAGGCTGATCGGGACGCTGCTCGATCCCGACAGGAGAAAGGATCCGGAAAGACGGGAGAAGCTGGCGCTGGTCAAGGCCATTTACGCCGTGTCGATGGATATCGGTTTTCTCAACAGGAGCTACCGAAGCGACAATCCCGTGGAGGTCGAGATGAACAAGGCGAAGATCACCTCCTTCCTGAAGAGCCACGGAGGATGCAGGAAGCCGGTGTCAAGCCAGAACCTGGAGGAACTGAAGGCCACACTGAAACAGCTGAAGGCCATAAGACGGAAGGAGGAGGTATGAGAATGAAGCACCTTGTGTACGCGATATCCGCCCTCTCGGCTTTCACGGGCATGATAGTTAATGATGACTTCTGGGCGAAAACATGGTCACTGAACGCCATGTTATGGATTCTGGTAGCATGGATAAACGATAATAACAATAACAATGATGACAATGGAAAAGACGAAATTCGAAAAGGAATGTGCTGACATGTGTGCCGATTGCCACGCCAAAGGGCTGGACATCTGCCGGGAGGACGCGGACACCGTGCAGCCGATGTTCGCCCGGTGCGGGCTGTGCGGGAAGGTGTTCTGTGAATACAACAACCACATGACCGTGAACCATCTCTGCTGGGAATGCCAGACAGCCATAGAACAGAACGTTGACTGCAACGAGGAGATAATCGACCCTGATTTATTCAGGAATTTATTCACTAATAAATAAGAACAGATATGGATATCAAGAATTTATCTGAAAAGGAACGTGAGGCCCTGCTAAGCAAGCTGCAGGCCGAAAAGAAAAGAAAGGACGGGGACCGAAAGAAGAACTACCAGAAGCTGCGTGCCAAATTCCTCGCCTCTGTGGAGAGGAAGCTCCGCAAGTATATCAAGGACGGCCAGGAGTTCAAGGAATGGCTCCGTAAGGAGGCCACCGCCTACTATGACCAGCTGAAGGAGTACGGCGGCCTGAAACGTGACGAGCAGCTCGGGTTCGAGGTGAAGAACGACACCTTCAAGGTCTCCGTCAAGGGGAACCGGGTCAAGGGCTTCGACGAGAGGGCCGACGTGGCAGAGAAGCGCCTAGTGGACTACCTGAACGCATGGATCGGCAAGAAGGGCGATGACGGGCGCAACCCCATGTACAAGCTGGCCATGTCGCTGCTCCAGCGCAACGAGGCCGGGGATCTTGACTACAAGTCCATCTCCCGCCTGTACGAGCTCGAGGATGACTTCAACGACCCCGAATATTCGGAAATCATGCAGCTCTTCCGTGAGAGCAACGTGGTGGAAGGCACGGTGATCCGCTTCTACTTCGAGGAGAAGGACGGAAATAATCAATGGAAAAGAATAGAACCCTCATTTAACAAGATGTAAGTTATGATGCACAATTGGTTTGAATGTTCCATCCGCTACGAGAAGGTGGCGGAGAACGGCATGAACAGGAAAGTAACGGAAGCCTATCTGGTCGATGCGCTCAGCTTCACGGAAGCGGAAGCCCGTATTATTGAAGAAATGAACCCGTATATCAGCGGTGAATTCACCGTATCGGGCGTCAAACGCGCCGGTTACAGCGAACTGTTCCCCTCTGAGGAAGATGCGGCCGACCGCTGGTTCAAGTGCAAGCTGTTCTTCATCACGCTGGACGAAAAAAGCGGAGCGGAGAAAAAGACCCCCACTACCGTACTGGTACAGGCTTCCGACCTTCGCGATGCCGTAAAGAAGCTGGACGAGGGGATGAAGGGCACGCTGGCGGACTATGTCATCGGCTCGGTGGCCGAGACCGCCATTATGGATGTCTATCCCTACACTGCTGATGTGAAACCTGAATTCTCCGGCGATGATAAGAAGGAAGTTTGACCATCCCCATGTAGTCCTGTGCCGCACATGCTGCGGCCGGGGCTTTCTTGAGAACCTGGACGAGCTGGCGGACACCGTACATACCGTTGCCTGTCCCGGCTGCGAAGGGAGCGGACGTGTGGTCGTATCCTCCGTTACCCTTACCACCGTGGAGCCCTATGATCCCGAATCCCCAAATCTCGCGCTGTATGGAAAAGGACGGAATGAATGAGTATCTGCTGAAAAATTTGGAGAGGGCCAAATCCGCAATGGAGGAGATACTGGATGAACCAAGACTCCGGTGCCGGGAGGGCTGGCATAAGCGTGACAGGGCGTTCCGTCCGCAGAGTTTCAGGAAAAGAACCACCTGGCACCGCATAAGGAGCCGGTGCTTTTAAAACAGATTTAAGAACCTTTTAAACGACAATCTTATGAACCTGAGAAAAGACAACAAGGAAAAGAAACCGATGCAGCTTATACTGGACGAGGTCTCCGGAATGACGGGCGTCTCCCAGGAGATGATCCTGTCCCGGATGATATCCAGGAACATATCCGATTCAAGGATGCTGTTCTGCTATATGGCGTATGAGGAAGGGTATCTGTTCCGTGAGATAGCCTCCTTCCTGAAGATATCCAGATGCAGGGCGACAACCGCGTATTATGATGTGAGACTGAGAAAGGAAAAGTTCCGCCCGATCATTGCAAGGCTGGCCGGATGCGGAACACCGGACTTTCCGCCAATGGGGAAGGAACATCAACCGGGAAAAAAACAAATGGACATCCTATGAGAACAACAGATAAAAACAAACGGTATCCCATTCCGGAATTCCACTATGAGATAAGCAGGAATGGTGAATTATGGAACACCAACACCGGAAGACTGATAAGACCCGGTTCGGACGGACGTTACTTGGTAAGAAAACAGAAGCGTATGTATCGGTTTACTTATGGCAGGCTTCTGTATGCGGCTGAACATGGGATATGTCCTGATTCCATAAAAGGGATAGTCATTATGACGGAAGATAACAAACCGGTTCTGACGACACGCAGGGATTATTGCAAGAAAGTCATAATACCTTTCAGACACGGTTCTTCCCAAAGAGATCTGGTCCAACGCTATCGCGAGGCTGTCCGTATAGCCGAAGTCATGATAGGTTTTTATGAAGAAGGTAATATGGAGGATATGGTGTCCGTTTTTACCATTTACGAATCAAAGGTCAAAGGCTATATGTATTCAGGAGGATTCACCAGCAGCCAGGATGTTATAAAGGAAGCGTGGCAAAGTATCATCACCCGTGTAATATCAGGTGTGTGTAAAAAGAAACTGTTCACAATTGATCCTTACAATTATCTCCGCCGGTGTGTACGCAGCTATTTCAATGAAAGGAAAAGGGAGCGTATGGTATTGGTCGGGACACCGGAAAGGAGAAAAGGGCAAATGACCTATGATGAGATTATGGAAGCATTATAATTCAAAACGGAATGGAAATGAATAAGATTATAGTCATAAAGAAAGAGAAACCTATCTATCAGTTAGATGGGCTTCCAGGAGTAAAAAGACGTAAGGTTGATGCGTATCTTATCAATGATACAAGTGATATTGAACCAACTCTTGAACTGGGATATGCGTGTACTGCTGCTGGAGATAATGGAGCCATAAATGTTTGGAAGGATGATGCAGGAATAATTCGCGGTGAATTAATGCGGTATTGTGTAACTGTTGAAAAGAAAACGTTCACTAGCTATGTAGAAGTGGAAAAATGTGTTAGCGATTGGCTTGAAAGAATTAACTAATAACATAGCAGATATGAATATAAATTTTAAAATATCAACAATACTTGGAGTTGTAGAACAGTACGGAGAACTTATTGAATATAACGGCTATCAATATGCTTTTCATTATCACGAAGGAATGTATAAAGCAACTGAATTAAGCACAGGATTCTGTGTTGTTTCCGTTGATGAAATGATAAAAACAATCAACGGTATCAGTGCAAAAGATTATCTAATCCAACAAATAAAGATATTGACTATATCGCCGAAAATACTAAATAGGGCTAAAAGGAAGATGATGAAAGATGGATTGCCTTATCCACTAAATCCAAAGTTTAACGTATAACGAATCGGAAATGAGTGAATTATATATACCGCCTGAGCGATTTGAGAGAGACTTAATTACCGGACGATTTTTAAAAGGTTGTGTTTCTCGCAACAAGGGTCGTAAAATGGTTTATCATTCAAAACGTTCCAAGGCCAGAAGTATAAAAAATCTGTCTAAAGGACGTGGGGCTTGGCATAAGACTGGTGCAGGCATGAATAAAAAGAGCGTTGTTTTGATAAAGGATGAGAAATTATGTGGAGTATTCCCTTCGATACAAACGGCTGGTAAGATGATTGGCGTGGCTCCTTCTTTGATCAGTGCTATATGTCGGAAAGTAAGAGGCAAACATACGGCTAATGGATACAGATGTTTTTTCGAAGATAGCAATGATTGGTATAATTTAATTAAACAAGATTATGAATAATGACAGGCAGAAGATATTAACTGATTATATTTCCTACTTATACACAACAGGCAGGACTTATGATACTGTCGGGAAATATATCAAATATGTAACGGATTTTCTTGAACGTACTGAAGATGTCAATCGTCGTGGCTATCTGGTTTATAAACGTGAAAATGCTGATGTCATGGTGCGTCATTCCATAATGTGTTCAGCTATATGCGATCTATTGTCTTTCCTTAACATCGGATATGGAAGGAGGGATAAGACGGTAAAGCCACTGGAAAAACTTGACGTCATATCCGAGAAGAGCAAAAAGCTATTGAATGACTTTATAGTATGGTTGACGGATAATAATGACTACTCCCCTCATACAGTTAATTTATATTATACTTCAATGAAGAAGTATTTCGAGTATGCCAATGAGGTAAACATGGATAATTGCAGGAGGTTTATAAAAAGTCTTGAAGAAGAAAAATTATCTCCCGCTACCATCCGTTTGCGGATTACAGCAATAGAAAGATTTTCCAAATGGCTGAAGAAGCCTATAGAGCTTAAGCGGCCTAAGATGAAGCGCAAGCTCGATGTGAACAATGTCCCGACCGAAGAGGAATACAACCGCTTGTTGGATTTCCTGAAAACGAAATCCAACAAGGACTATTACTTCTTTGTCAAGGTATTGGGTACAACGGGTGCCCGTCTGTCGGAATTCCAACAGTTTACGTGGGAAGACATCATATCCGGGGAAGTAGTATTAAAAGGAAAGGGTAACAAGTACAGACGCTTTTTCTTCCAAAAAACAATTCAGCAGGAAGCGAAGGTTTACGCTAAAGAATATGGTAAAACCGGGATTTTTGCGGTAGGGAGATTCGGCCCGATCACACAGCGTGGCTTTTCCCAGCACTTGAAAACATGGGGAAAACATTGCGGCATTGATCCAAGGAAGATGCACGCGCACGCCTTCCGGCATTTCTTTGCTAAAATGTTCCTGAAAAAAAACAAAGATGTTATTCAACTGGCTGACCTTCTAGGTCACGGGAGTGTAGACACAACTAGAATTTATTTACAGAAAAGTTATGACGAACAAAAAAAAGATTTTAATCGAAACGTTACATGGTAGTGTAGCGCAGCTCAATGAACTGTCATCCATGACCGAAGGGATAGACATCTATGACGATACCGGGTGTGTTGACACTGATTTTTTGATAGAAGCGATATCTTGCGTCAGTGCCTTCATGGACGCAAGCAACATAGTTGTTCAAAAAATATCTTCACTTTTAGCGCCGGACGCTTCAACGGACGAAAAGAAAAAACAGGCTGATGAAGGTAAGAAATGGAGCGTGGAAGAGATATTGAAACATTGTACTCTTGAGAACAATATCCTCAAACTTCCTCAAGTTCAATTCAATAAAAAATCTTATGCCGAAGCAAAAAAGTGGATAGAAGAAGCCGGCGGCTCATGGCAAGGTGGGAAGGTACAGGGTTTCACATTTCCTTTTAATCCGGAACGTGTGTTCTCCTTCTTGAAAGAAGGTAAGCGATGCGATTTGCAAAAAGATTTTCAGTTCTTTGAAACACCTGCTGATATTGCAGACTGGCTGGTAATGCTTGCCGGTGGAATTCATGAAACAGATACCGTACTTGAACCAAGTGCCGGACGTGGTGCTCTGATAAAAGCGATTCATCGGTCGTGCCCGTCAGTAACAGTTGAATGTTATGAACTGATGCCAGAAAACAGGGAGTTCCTTCATACACTTGATAACGTAATATTGCTTGATGAAGATTTTACGAAAGACAGTGTAGGGCATTACACTAAGATTATTGCTAATCCTCCATTCTCCGGCAATCAAGACATAGACCATGTAAGACTTATGTATGAACGCTTGGAAGAAGGTGGAATTCTTGCAGCTATAACTAGTCAGCATTGGAAATTCGCGTCTGAAAAGAAATGTGTTGAGTTCCGGGAATGGTTGGAAAAAGTACATGGAGAAGTGTTTGAAATCAGCGCAGGCGAGTTTAAAGAGAGTGGCACTTCTATTAGTACAATGGCGGTAGTTATAAAAAAATAATTCAAAACGATGAAAAAAAGAATAAGAAATAAAATGATGAATAATCCCGGAAGGTATAAGCTACATCAGTATTTGAAATATGCTCACCAATGGGCGGATACAGTCAGCTATAAATGCCGGTTATATTTGATATTGGATAATGGGAAAATAGTAAAAACCGATTAATAACTATAAAGAAAGGAAGTAATATGGAAGCAAAATTATTAGAAAAAACATCTATCTCATTAGATGAAATATACAAAAATATTGAGGCAGCTAATAAACGCCATGAATACAAAGTATTTTATCCTCACTTTGTTTATTTCTCGGATTCGCTAAAATTAGAACTTATGAGAAAAGGATTTAAGGTTTATGTTGGAGAATGGCTTCACGGAGATAAAGGGTATATTATTGAATGGTAATTAACTAAAAACTAGATTGAAAGGAGCTAATATGTTTGAACCAAAAACAAAAACTATAACCCGTTGGGGGCTTACAATCCGAGGTACTGATGTGTATTTCCCTAAAAAGGAAACAACTATAAATATTGGAAAATTGACATTAAAGATGAATCCGGAAACTCGAATGTTTGAAGAATATCGGCTTTGGGATTTAACCTCCGGTGTTCCTCAATTGATAGACGAACAGAGATTTGATAGAACAAGTTTAATTCAATAAAAATCAGATATGAGCAAGTCAAAAGAATATATTGAAAGTGAGAGTTTTGTGGTAGTCAATCCCAACTTCCCGGTTATCGCAAAAGAAAATGCTTTTAAAGCCGTTGCAATGGCACAGGAAGAAATGAAACGGAAAGCCATTGAAACTCTGTCCTCTGTTTTGGACAACCGGATACATGGCGGTGATGCAGACTGTATCATTGCCGAATTTGAAGAAAGATTAAATAAAATAGAGAAGATATGATTATAGGTTTATACTTTATTGTAGGAGGGCTTACAGGCGCATATCTCTTTAACTGGAATGTGAAACTTTGGAATGACAGGACATCGGCTGTGATAAGAGATGCGTTTATCATACTTTTTATAATCGGGCTGGTCCTTATAGCAACCGACTGTATAGTCCATGCCCTGAATACCTGTACATGAATAGAATGCCCCCAATATTCCGTCCTGATAAGGAAGTAAAAAAACGGATGAAACCGGAACGGGCGCCCTGCGGCATACAATAATATGCGGGGGTGCCCGTTGTCAATGAGAAGCTATCGTGTTTCTTTCCGCAGTCTTTCCCTGACCTGCCGCTCCGTGAATCCGAATGCCGCGGCGAACTGTTTGAATTTCTCCTTCTGCCCGGAGGGGAGAAGGGAGTACAGGCTTGAGAACGGCGTGCCGCCTTCCAGCGCTTTCCTGATTTCTTTCTTTTTCATATAAGTTCCTTTATCTGTTTCTTACAACATTCACAATCACACAGCAGCAACCTGGCCTTGTCGAACATCTTCTGTCCTATATTGCCGGACAGGTAGCATATCTCCTCGCCCCACGGGTCGATCCCCAGTGCCTTTGCCATGTGCGCTTCCAGGTGCTTCCTCTCATGGTCATAGGAGTTCTGGAACTCGGCGGGTGACGATGTGATCCCTATCACCATGACCGTCTGCCTTGTGCCGTAGTTGGAATAGGTGAGTCCGGTGTCCGGTTTGCCGGAGGACAGGTTCCTGTACGCCGTTTCCAGATCATCCCCGCGGCAGCCTATGTCATAGAGCCTGCCAATGATCTCGTCGGTGTAGTAACAGTCCACGGCATAGTAGACCGCCACCTTCCAGCCGTATTCCTCTATGTCAAACCGCTGGCGGATCATAACATCTCGTCCCATTCCACCGGTTCCCCGGCCCTTGTCATTTTTGCATACCACATGCACATGACCATGCCTTCCGGAGCGTCATAGTCATCTATGATATCCTTGACGTAAAGCGCCAGATGGGGCTCGTCGGCGATGGAGGACTTGAAACAGTCCGCCTTTGCCTGGTTGGCCACGTATACATAGTCATATAATGTGTTGTTCTCCACCCTGACCCCGTTCTTGGCCAGAAGTTCGTCCACCTTGTCCTTGGTCATGGGTTCGACCTTCTCGCTTTTTCCGGTTGCCGGGTTCATCCTGCGCATGAGCGACACGGCGAAGTCGCACAGCTTTTTGTTGAAGTGCCAGCCGTTATGCCGGAGGTACGCCGTCAGCTCCTTTGGCCGGTCATCGTATATGTCCAGAGGTTCCTTTGTCCTGTTCATAGTCTTCTTGTTAGCCGGGACGGGGGAATCCTCCGTCCCGGCGGGTTAAACTAACGGTATCTTGAATAGCGTCCTGTTCCGGGCACTCCGCGGCGCTGGCCCATCGAGCCGCCGCCATAACGGTTCCCGTATCCTCCGCCGTATCCGCCACGGTTTCCATAACCGCCACGTTGTCCCATGTCGTCATACTCGTCATAGTCATCGTAGCCGTCGTCGCGCTGTCCCATGCCGCTCCCTTCCGAGAGTTCCTCAATGCACTGCATGAGCTTGCCGCCATACTTGAGCATTTTTTCGGCATAATCGGACATTCTCTCGACCTTGCTGTCTTCTATCTCGATCATCATCATACTTGTTGTTTTTTAGAATTGTTCGTACTGGGCCTTTCCGCCGGTTTAAGCAGTTCGGCCATCATGGCCTTCAGCTCGGATATCTCCTCCCTGAGAGCCTTGTTTTCCGCCTCCTGTCTCTGCCTTTCGGCAAACTCGGGATTCAGTATCTCCATCATCTTGCCGCAGGCGTCCACTATGGCACGGTGGTGGTCTATGCTTCTGAGTATCTCCGCGGACCTGTTCCTCATGGCCGCCACCTCGGAGTTCATCGACTCCCTTGACCCGGATATGACCATGTTCCCGCCTCCGGGGAAATTCGCGTCGGCGATGTCCGCCCCCGCGGGTATCTTCTGGAACGTGACGGTCTGTTCGCCGACCTTGACGGTGATGTCCACCACCATCTTCATCGGCTGGCCGAACATCACCGGCTGTGTCCCGTCCGGGACCGGATTGGATACTCCCGCAATGGCGCCGACCTCCACATAAGGCGTCCCGTCCTTATGGAGTATGTAAAACTGGCTGTTGACTCTTAAATTCTGGAAAGGCATAATTGTTTTTCTTTAAATGGAGGGATTCCTCCCTCCTTGTTCTTAAACTACTCCGGTCATTATCTGCAGGGTGTTTGTCGTCCTGTCGAACCAGAACTCGAACACTCCCGTACCGGGGATGTCGGCTGCCGTCAGCGCTTCCCCGTTGTACTTGGTCACGGCCTGTGTCACCCCGTTTGTCTCGAACAGGACCGGCAGCGTCCCGGTTGTCCCTGTGGGGACGGCCTGCGCCAGGTCAATGTAGATGGTCCCCCTGTACCATGCGTTCACAAAGGCATGGTTGGGAAAGGAGAACACCACATTGTCGGTATTGACCGTTACTCCCGAGGTTGATATGGCCGCAGAACCCCTGCGGTTTACAAATTGGAAAGGATATACTGCCATAATAGCCTCCTTCCTCAATTAACCCCAAAAGCCATTACCGGCGGCGTAAGGATTGAAGCCGTATCCAAGACCATATTGGGCCGCCACACAGGTGGGGATTCCCACAACCGGGCTGTACGGCACCTTGGCCACTTCGGGCTGGTTGCACTCAATCTTCGCCAGACGGGCGCTCAGATCACCCAGCGCGGCGTTGACAGGCGCGATGGTCTGTGCGGACACCTGTGCGAAATACGCGTTCTGGTGCTCCTGCGAGAGCTGGTTGACGAGCGTGCTGTTCTTTTCGCGCAACGAGTCGATCTTGTCAAGCAGCGCCTGGTTCTGCATGGCGTCCAGCTTGCTGATGATGGCGTTGGTATTGGCCGTGCCGGCGTCACGCAATGCGAGCGTGTTCTGGTTGGCCGTGTTCACCAGTGCGTTTGTCTGGTTGCATACGGACAGCTGGTTCTCGTAGCCCATTTTGGTGATGTTCTCGTTTGTCTGGCAGCAGCACTGGCAGATCTGCGACTGGATGGCGTTGTTGCCCTGCATGATCGCGGTGACGATCTGGTTGGTGTTCATGCCCATCTGGTTGCCGATGTTGCATATCTGCATGCCAAGACCGTTTATGGCGGCCTGTACGGCGTCCGAGGAAGTGTTCAACGCGGTGGCCAGGCTTTGGATGTCGTATCCGTTGCGTTGTACGGCCTGCATGATCACGGCGGTGTTCGCGTCGTTCTGCACGAAGGGGACCACGCCGCCCTGTCCGTTGCCCATCATTCCGCCACGGGCGCCGCCGAAACCTCCCATGCCTCCCCATCCCATCAGGATGAACAGAAGCAGGATGGCGAACAGGTCGTCACCCCAGCCGTTGCCGTTACGGTTGTTGCCGTTTCCCATCAGCGCCAGGATGTTCGGATCCACACCGCGCTGTTGCATAAGCGCCGGAAGCATGGCCAGAATGCCGTTGGTGCCGCCTCCGGAGTTCCCGTTCTCGGGGAACACAAAAGTTCTTGATTCACTCATAGTTGTATTTGTATTTTGTAGTTCCGGTCACTAATCCGACCGTGGTGCAAACATACTCAACTACACGCGCTCCGTCGAGCGTCCTGTTCTGATGTGTTTCCTTATTTGTTCCAGATATATTCCGATCATCGGCGAGGTGATGTTCCGCGCCAGCAGGCGCCGTACTCCCCGCGCCGTGCGGTTGGTCATCCCCGCTATCTGGTCGGGATACAGGCCGGCTTCCGAGAGCAGCCTGACAAGCACATATCTGGCGTCCGTGGACTCCATGTCCCTGAAGTCACCCAGTATACGTTCCCTCGGCACTTCCGTTTCACGCTCGGTCAGGACGAGCAGGTTGAAGAAAATTTCGCTCTTGCACATGATTATTCAATTTTTATTATTACTTTTGTGCACCCCATCAAAGAAAAAGCACACGCATTTCAAGTCTAAGGATTTTAGCCCTCAGCGTTTGGAGTGCGTGTGCTTCTATGTTTTCTTGATGGGGATCGGAAAACGAGCGTTGAGGGCTTTTTTATTATTAACCCTCCCTTTGTTGCATATTTATTTCATAATCACTACCTTTGTCATACAGGTAAAAGTTTTTTCAAATTGTTCAAATGTTTCAGGGTATGAGGAAATCCAGGATAAACACTCCGGGAAGAAGTTATGTGTTCCGTGTTACGGATGTCGTGCGCATTTATGACGAGCACAGCCGCAGCGGCCTTTCGAACCGTGAGATATTCCGCCGTTACATCTGGCCCAAATACCGGATATGCGAACGTACCTTCTACAATATGATCAAGGCCAGCGCGGACGACCGTGTCATCGCCCGGCAGCGCGAGATGCAGATGACACTTTTCTAAAGTCTCTCAACCACCCTGAACGTGTATTCCTCCACATCCTCCACCACCTCCGCATGATTATGGTTTGTATCGCTGGCTGTACGCCGGAACATGTCAAAGCAGACCTTCCCGTTGTCCCCCTTGAAATCATGCAGGCAGGCGCTGATCTCCTCCAGCAGGCTGAAACGTTCCAGGGACTGCTGCTGGTATCGGCTTCCCTTCCTTGACGAGCCTTTCCAGGGGGTCACGACATGCAGCCTGACTGTAACCGCCGCCTGCTGTACGGCACCCGAGAGCGTCGTCCATTTATACGGCATGAACTCAAGGAACACGGCGGGCATGTCGAAAGGCTCCTCCTCCTCGATGAAGTCGACCTGCTCGTTCCACAGGTCATAGGTCCTGACTGCCGGCACCCCTTGCCTGTCCGGCAGCTGTTCCAGGCGTTCCTGGAGCTGTAAATAGAAAAAACTTCTCATACTTTAATCGTTATCGTTGAACACTTTCTTCAAATTCTCCATGGCTATCTCATCCAGCAGTTTCTCCAGATCCGGATGGCGTCCGATGAACTGACGCCTGGGAATCATGATCCTGCTTCCTGTCTTCTTCAGCGCCATGGCCTTGTAGAACTCCGCATCCCGGGATATCTGCCGGTTTTTCCTGCCGTTCCGTGCCTTCCCGGCCTTTGTCCGGGCTATACGTCCAACGGCCTGCCTGTACTTTATCCAGAAATATCCTTTCATCCTGCGGGTGACGGTGATGCTTCCCCCCTCGTTGTGTATCTTCGCATACGGCACGGACGAGGTGATCTCCACCCCCTTGCCTCCTTCCATTATCCGGGAGCGTATGCTGCGTCTGAGGGTCCCGGACTGTACGAGCAGGCCTCTGGTTTCGTCCGTGCCACCCTTTCGCCTTTTCCATTTCTCGGTGAAGAAGGCCTCGCGCTTGAAATTCATGTCGAACTCCTCCTTCGCCTCCACCCTGATGTCATTCAGCGTAAGGCGGATGAAGCGGTTTATCCGTCCCCGCAGCTCCCTCATGGTCTTTTTGGAACCGTTGTCATCCATTGCCGCCTCCTTTCCCGGCCTGTTTCCGGATGATCCGGCAGGCCCTGCACAGTTCATTCCCGTCCCCCTTGCCGTCGCAGTCCGCACAGTCCTTGCGGGTGTACGGGTTATATGCCGGGAATGTGGTCATCCGTTTCCCCGGATTGAATCGCATCATCTCCTGGTACTTTCCCGATGTGGCCTGCGATCCGAGGTTCATGGCCTCCCTCTCGTCGCTTTCCGGATACTTCCCTTTGCGGACCTGTTCTGTCGTGCAGCGGCATCCGAACCCGTTGGGCGGGAGATACCAGTCCCAGAACCTGCTGGAGAGGGGAAGGGTGATCCCGTCCAGGGGACGGTGGCCCTTGCGGACCCTCTCGTCGCCGGCGGTACGGTACTGCAGGTTGTAATCCTCCCCGTCCTTCTCGAAATCCTTCCATTTCGCGGCCATCAGCGCCGATGACCTGGCAAAGTTCCACTCTGTTTTCAGATAGGCCCCGTTATAGGTGTCGTTGATTGTCTGAACGTCGTTTAAAAACCGTTCAAACGGTTTTAATCCGCCGTCTTCATCGAGCAGGGAGGGAAACGCCTCGTTCAGCTCGTGGAAGGTCTTTATTCCGCTGAAGACATAGTCGGACTCCTTCAGCCTTTGCACGCTCACCTCGTCCAGCGGCACCTCCCTGACGGAAAGGTCCACGGCATTGTCAAGCAGCGCGGCGGTCTTCTTGATGAATTCCCTGACCTCCTCGTCCTCCAGCATCTCCGGGCTGAACCCCTTCTGTCTGTACAGCCATGCCATGAGCGGCAGGAAGGCCTCCTCCACCTGCGAGGTGTCGGCCTGCCGTGTGTCGTTGTCGTCTTTTTCCAGGGCCAGCGTGCTGTTTCCGTACAGCAGCGCGGCCCTCTCATGCAGCCCCGCATAGTCGGCGGGGCCTAGTCGAAAAAAGGTTTTACCAGCTGCTCCTTCCTGTCCTTTCTTGTTATTACGGGAATCTGGTACTTGTTTACGATATATTTGGGGTCCACCTCGTAGTGGTTCATCACCATGGTCTCGTATGCCACCTGCTGCTCGGGCGTGTAGGTCACGCTGTCATCCCAGTCAAAACGGTACCCCTTGACCGGAAACCCGTGTTTTACCATGCGGGGGATCAGCTGCCAGTTCACCAGGTCCTTGATCATGTCGGCATCCTTGTTGATCAGGTTGTCCAGCATGTTCTCGTGAACCTTGGACTGTGAGAGCGACGCCCCGTTGTCCACGGTCATGGTCTGCGTGAGCACCGCCTTGCTTATCTCGCTGTTGCAGCGTTCTATGCGCCTGTCGTACACATTGTACGCGTCCCCCCGTGTGGATTCCTTGATGTCGATGGTCGTCCCTTCCGGGAACAGCCCGTATGACGCGGCCCCCATGTTCCTGAGCAGCCTTTCCAGCCTGTCGAATTCCTTGGGGTCACGGCTGGTGGTCGTTCCGATACGTAAGGGGATGCCGAATATCTCCCCGAACATGTCCCAGAAGCTGGACATGTTCTTTTTCGGGATGGTATGCAGGGCGCATTTGAGGTACAGCCCCAGGTCATGCGTGCCTCCGGCTTCCGTCACCCACCATGACACGGGTCCGTTGCGGTAGTCATACCCCGACTGCCATGTGTCGTTCTCGCTGGTGATGATCACCCCGTGTTCAGGCACGACATGGGTGCGCGGTATCAGGCTGACGCTGCTGAACACCGGCTTGTCCTCCACGGTGATGACGGGTCCCAGCTCGATGAGGGAGTTCCCGTAATATATGCTCTCAAGGCTGAGCCGCATCCACTGCTTGAACCACGGCGTTTCGAACAGCTCCCTGAGATCCTCGTTCTCGGCGCCTGACCTGTCGACGATCCTGAACCCCTTGTTCATGACGAACCCGGTACGCTGTTCCACGCATCCGGCAAGGTGCCCGTCCACATCCACGTCCGTATAGATGTTGTACAGCCGGTTCCGCCTGGGCTGCTCCACATTGATGGCCTGCTGCCATGCGTACCGCCATGACCTCAGGTCGTTGCGCGTGAGGTTCTCCGTCTGCAGCTGGAGGCTGACCGTGATGTCTCGGACCTTTTTCCGGTCCGCCCGGCGCGCAAGGTCCATATTGCCGATGCGCACCCCCTTGTCTCTTCCTTTTCCCATAATTACCAGATATAGTTGTTCCTGATCCCCTCACCTGTGCGGATCGGGTTGTAGTAGTCTTCCTGTCCGTCGGGCCCGGTGACGGTGGGGAGGTCAAGCATCACATCGGAGGCCTGCACCGCCTCCAGCCATTCCACCTGTTTGTCATACTGCGTGCTGTACTTCTCAAGGCTCATGCGGGCCGGCAGGCCCAGCGCCATCCTGTACAGCGCGATATCCGTCAGGCACCCCACCAGCGCCATGTTCCTTTCGTCCCCCTCTCTGGAGAATGCGGCATCCACGTCGTACCGTCCTCTCAAGTACCCGGCGGCAAAATCCATGGCGAACCTTTCGGCAAGCAGGCGGTTCTCCTCCTTGCTCTGCTGCACGATCTTCAGGGCTTCCTCCCCGATATTGATATAGTCCTGTTCCGTTATATACATAATGGTATGTTTTGTTTGATTGTCACCATCCTTCCTTGGGCGCCTGCCTCATTCCGATACGGGGCGGCATGGTATCCTGGCGCACCTGTTTCTGCAGCTTGTATATCGCCCCCTCGTCCGCGTCCGGGGAGTCGTCATGCGCCCGGCTTCCCTGCTCGAAGGAGAGCGTCTGGTCAATGGAGGTCCGCATGTCGGCGTCGTCCTTCAGCCTGATGTTGTACCAGACGAGCCCTCTTTCCCACAAGGGTGATATGGCCTCGATCCGTGCGAACTTGTCGGGTTTCTTGCGCGTGTCCGGCATGATGGGAAGCTGGTATCCCCTTATGTCCCCCTCCCTCTGGAACTCGTCAAGTATGGTGTCCTGCATGAAGTTCGCCTCCATATAGAAGATGGCGGCGCAGTCCTCCGGCAGGGATTCGTACAGGTCATAGAGCCAGCGTACCATCTCGCCTACGCCGCACTGCCGGCAGAACGCGCGTATGCAGTGCAGCTCCCTGTGCGATGCCGTTTTCATCCCCCTTTTGGGCCGCCCCCACATCTTGCACGCCTTGTAGTCGTTCTTTCCGCCGCTCTTCCACGAAGGGTCGACATATACCACGATGCTTTCGTAGTATTTCAGCCTGAGCATCGGCTTGTACCTTATCCATCTTTCCTGGAATACCGCCCCTTCGGTGACGGGGTTGTTCATGTATTCCTTCTGGAAGGAGCGGTATCCCATGAACTCCTCCAGTCCGTGGAGGTATTCCGCCGTGTATCTCTCGGGCCATGACGGGTTCCCGTCCCTGTCGAAAGCGTTGACGGAGCTGGTGTGCACGGTCCTGCTGTCAATGATCTTCTGCAGCACGCTGTTCTTTCCGATCAGGTTGCCCACCATGACAAACCGTCCTCCCTTTCCCCCGAAACATCCGAAGAGCGCCTCCTTGATCCACTTGGTCATCTCGCGCACCCGGGCCTCGCTGCGGCACATCTCGTCATCGTCAAGGTCATCCACCACTATGTAGTCGGGACGCATCTCCCGGAAACGAAGGCCTCGCGGCGACTGTCCCCGTCCCCGGCTGAAAAAGGCACACCGGTCCTTTGTCACGAACTCCCCTTCCTGCCAGCATCCGGCGTTGTACTGTTCGCCGAAATCCTCGATGATGTACCGGTTGGACTGCAGCTCCATCTGCAGGTCCCCCAGAAGGGCGTCCGCATTGTCCTCGCTTTTTCCGACCAGCACCATCACATGCAGCTTGCCGTTGAATTTCAGCCACAGGGGTATGCCGATATCCAGATGCACGCTCTTGGCATGGCCGCGCGGCCATTTGAACACGGCGCGGCAGTTGTCGTTATTGTACATATACCGGGCCGCATCGTTATGGAACCCGGCATTGGGACATTCGCAGTAGTGTTTGAGGTAACGCTGGCAGAAATAGCCGTAATCCCTGAGCGCCCGCGCGATGTTGCGTTTCCTCTCCTGGGGGGATTCCATACGGTCCTCCGATGTGATCCTGGCCAGCCGTTCGCTCTGCTGCAGCCAGCGTTTGTACGCGTCCTTCCTTTCCTGTTCCGTCATGGCTTCTTTGTGAAAAAGGGGGTTAGAAAATCATCATGCAGGCCGTGGAGCATCGCCACGACCTTGTCGGGGAGCTCCGGATAATCCTTCCGGTGTTCCATCAGCCAGTCCTCGAACCGGATGAAGGCCTCCACATAATGCACCACATTGGTGCTCCTGTCCATCTTCTCGATGGTGGCGGCCAGCTTGACCAGGTCGTCGGCTATCTTCTTTTTTTTCAGATACTCGTCAGGGTCCTCGATGGCATCATTGATGATGGAGAGGATCTTCTGCGTGACCTCCTCGCGTGTCATTCCGTAACAGGCCTTCAGCTCCCTCCATCCTTCCTGGCTGATCCACCTGCTGAGCGTCTGGCGGGCGATCCCCGTCATCTCGATGATCCTTTCCTGCGGGATTCCCTTGAGGTACAAAGCCTTGGCGGTATCTTTCGACTTATGTCCGGTTCTTGCCATAATGAATTGTTTTTTCTGCAAATATGCACCGCGGAACGTCCCGGAGTCAAGAAAATGCGCGGGCGTTGCACACAATGATGAAAGTGTTGCACACTTTTTTTGAACGCCTTCCCTCCGGATGTAAGTTTGCGGCAAAATCAGACGGAAATGGGCAAAAGAATAAGAATAAGCAACGAAACGCTGAACTGTTACGGAACATGGGTAAGGACGGACGGGGTGGACCTGTCCCAGTACGAGCGGAACCCGGTATTGCTGTGGATGCACGAGAGAGGGTGCGTCATCGGAATGGTGAAGGATATCAGAAGGGAGAACGGCGAGATTACCGGAGAGCCCTGGTTTGACGATGTCCGGGAGGAGAGCAGGATGGCCAGGCAGCAATGGGAGAAAGGCACGCTGCGCATGGGATCGCCCAATTTCGACATACTCGAACTCTCCGAAGATCCGGCGCTCCTGAAACCCGGGCAGACCTGCCCCACAGTGACCAGGTCCAAACTGGTGGAGTACAGCATGGTGGATATCGGGGGCAATGATGACAATATCAGCCTGATTTATGAAGGGAAACCGTTGAAACTCAGCAAGGGGGACGGCTCGCACAGTCTTCCCCTCCTGAAAAAAAACAATAACCAAAAAACTACACCTGAAATGAACAATGAAGAAATGAAAGCAGTCGCCCTGATGCTGGGCCTCACGGATGCCGCGACACTGACAGACGTGCAGAAAAAGATCAATCTCCTGCTGGAGTACCAGAAAGCGAACGGAGTGCTGCAGGCCGAGAAGGAGAAGCTGGAGAAAGAGCTTGACGGACTCAGGCTCTCGGGTATAACCGCCCTTGTGGATTCCGCCATCGGGGAGGGAAAGATCAGCGCCGACAGGAAGGATCATTTCATCTCCCTGGGAAAATCGGTCGGTGCGGAGTCCCTCAAACTGACCTTCGAGGCGATGAACCCCGCCCTGCGCCCTTCCGTCATACTGGCCGGAAAATCCGGAGGGCCCGCACATGCGGGAGGCTACGAGAAATGGACGGATGTGCCGGAGGAGGAGCTCAAGCTGATGCGTTCCGATGACCCGCAGCAGTACAGACGCCTGTACAAGAAGCAGTTCGGAGTGGATTGCCCTGAATTTAATTAACTAAAAATTAAAAGCGAATCATGAAAAAGAAATTTATTCTGAAATTTTTGACCGGAACGGCCTTCAATGTCATAATGGGGGTCATCCTTGCGTCAATGGTAGGGATCAGCCCCGCATACGGTGCGGCCTCGGGAATTGTTGTGCCGATGCTCCTTGAGGGATTCATGCCGGCCGGTGCCGCCATGGAGGGTGTGTACACCGAAGTATGGACGGGGGAGCTGGTCAGACAGCTCGGCGCGGGACTGACGGCGTCGTTCCTTGACGGGATACCGGACTATTCCGCAAGAGTGAACAACGAGATCATCCACCTGGTGGATGTGGGTGCCGATCCGGACGTGCTGGTGAACAACACCACCTATCCCATACCCATACAGAATCTGGAGGAGAATGACATCCCCATCGGTCTGGACAAGTTCCAGACAAAGGCCACCCGTGTGACGGATGACCAGCTTTATGCCATCTCCTATGACAAGTTCTCGCTTGATGTCGAGCGTCACAGGAACGCCATCGACCGTATCCGTTACAAGAAAGCGGCGCACGCCCTGGCTCCATACAGCCATACAGGCAAGACTCCGGTGATCCCCACCAGCGGGGAGGCGGACGCCACAGGACGGAAGAAACTGACCTTGAAGGATATCATCGCCTTGAAACGCGCCCTGGACAATGCCGAGGTACCGGAAGACGGGCGCCGTCTCGTGCTGTGTCCGGACCATGTGAACGACCTGCTCGAACAGGACCAGTCGTTCAAGGACAAGTTTTACAATTATACCAGCGGCAAACTCCTGAACATGTACGGTTTCCAGATATACACGTTCATCAACTGTCCGTATTACACCAAGGAGGGAGTCAAGGTTCCGTACAACCAGGCTCCGGGTGAAACCGACCTGAAAGGATCCTTCGTGTTCTATGTCCCCCGCATGTTCCGTGCGCAGGGCTCGACCAAGATGTACTATTCGGCTGCGGCCACCAGCCCGCAGACCCAGGAAAGCCTGGTCAACTTCCGCCATTACTACATCGTCCTTCCCAAGAAGCAGGAGGCGATCGGAGCCATCTATTCGTGGGACGGTACCACTGTCCAGAAAAAGGACCAGGAGGTTCCGGCCGAGAAACGGTGGGCCCAGGTGAGACGGGAAGCGGTGGCGGCAGCGAGAGCGAAAGCAGCGCCTGAAGGAACGGATTCGGAAACCGAAGAAATCGAGCCATGACCATGACACCAAGAGGACTACGAAACAATAACCCGGGGAACCTCCGCCTGTCAGGTGACAGGTGGAAGGGACTCCGCCCGGTGCAGACGGACAAGGAGTTCTTCCAGTTCACCGACATGGGATACGGCTACCGTGCCATGCTCATCACCTTGAGGAACTACCGGAAAAAACACGGTTTGAAGACCCTCTCCCTTATGATCGGGCGTTACGCCCCGTCCACGGAGAACGACACCCGCGCCTACCTTTCAAGCGTATGCGGCGAGCTTCAGGTTCCAACCACCTACGAGCCGGACGTGGATGACAAGGGGACGATGTGCCGTCTGGCCGCCGCGATGAGCCGGGTGGAGAACGGCGTGCCTGCCGTCATGGCGGACATAGAGGCCGGCTGGGACATGATCTGAAAAATGATATGCGTATGGACTGGGGCACTGTATTCGAACTTCTCCAGCAGTGGCTGGCCCCCACGGGGTGCATAGCCATGGCAATAGGCTGGTGGCGTGACCGCAGGCTCGTCAAGGTCCGTGCGGTCAAGGAGAACGAGGGCACATACAAGCAGTTGTATGACGACCTCTCCGAGACGACTTTACATTTAAGCGACCAAATACGAAAAGTCAATGAGAAAATTATCGTTCTGGAACAGGCACTGCGTAAATGCTACCAGTGCAAGTATGCTGAGCGCTGTCCTGCTGTTGTCTGGATGCGCAGCAAACAGGGAGAGCCGAACAGCCGTCCGCTCGGGCTCTCTTCAGAGGAGCGTAACCGGGGAAATAATCTTCGGCAAGGCCCCGACGACTCTGACGAGCCTGGCACTGAAACCCGGGCTCCTCCGGACGATAGGCGGCCTTCCGGCCGGCATGGGCGTGACGGAGCAGCATGAGGGGCTGGACCTGAGGGTGGAATCGGACGGGGAAGGCGGCGTGAACGTCACGGCCGTCTCACATGCCCGGCCGGAGATTACCGTAAGGGAGACCTCGGATATGAGGTTGGAGTCAGAGGAGGCTACGGCCGAGGAAAAACAGCCGGTTCCCTCTTTTTGGGAGCGGACAAGGACGAAGGTGTTGTGCTGTTTTGTCCTCCTGCTTCTCTTCTGGGGGCTCCGGCGGTTTAAAGACAAATCAAAGAACAATTAAAACATGAATCATTATGCCAGAAACGAATACCGGCGCCATCTATGGCGTGAAAGCTCTTAAACATAACGGGAAGGCTCTCGGGCTGATATCCGAGGACGGGCTGCAGCCCGGAGGCGACTCGCCTTCCAAGACCCGCATCTGGGCGGCGCAGAAACGCAACGCGCCGTTCGCCGTGCTCAAGTCCACACCGGGCACCAAGACATGGACGTTCACGCTCATCGAGCTGTCCGCGGACAACATGATACAGGTGATGGGCGGAACGAAGGAAAGTACCGGAATCTACGTGCCCCCTACGGAGGACAAGGACGTGCAGGGCGTGTTTGACATCGAAACCGTGACCGGCCACACGATCCGGATCTACAACGGGGTGCTCACCTGCAATTTTTCCAACGGCATCAACTTCAGCAACGTGCTGGGCATCGAGTGCGAGCTGGAGATGCAGGAGGCCGGGGAGAATCCTCCCTACAAGATCTTCGCCCCGGGTGACGTCGTACCGGAATATCCCGAGTCATGACGGAGGACAGGGACACACGATGCCAGGCGGCGGACATGCTGCTTGACATCGGCATCCGCATTCCGGTGATGCCGCTCAGGCCCTTTAAAAAACGCCCCGGGAAATCCTTCCTTGTCATGCGCCGTCCGCCCGCCGGGGCGGTCATCCGCATAGCAAGGCGGTACCTGGAGCTCGGCGTCACCCCGGAGGATATCAGGGCGATGGACTATGAAGAAAGGATGCGGTTCGTGGCGGAAAAGGGAAAGGCGGTCAGCCGGATGGTCGCGCTGGCCGTATGCACCGGATGGCTCTCGGGGATGCTGCTCTCCGGCCCTGTGGCATGGTACCTCAGATGGAGGGTGCATCCGGCGATGCTCTCCGCTGCCCTCATCGAACTGCTCAGGGGCATGGACATACAGCCTTTTTGCAATACTATTCCATTGGCGTCCAGGACAGCGGGGCTGCTGGAACCGATAGGAAGCCGGGAAAGGAAAACGGGTTAACGGGCCGGCAGGAAGGCCCCCATAGCGTTTTCGGAATCATCGCGCAGGCGATGGAGCGGTTCGGCCGTACAAAACGGCACATCCTGTGGAAGATCAGCTACGCCGAGCTGATGCTGATGAACACGGATGTCAGCCGGTATGTGACCAAGGAGGAGCTCCTGGAAAGGGAGCGCAAACGTAGGCCGGACAAATTCACCACTGAATATTTTCAAACAAAACTCGGAGGATAGGAATGGAACCTGTAAGACTGGAGATACTGCTTGACGACAAGACCCTGAAGGGGATGCGCTCGGTGGAGGGAAACCTTTCCGGGATAGGCCTGTACGCGAAACAGGTCATCGCACAGCTGGAGCAGGAACTTGCGACTCTGCAGGAACGGTTCAGACAGGCCATGGCCGCAGGTACGAATACCGACGCCCAGATGGCGGACATCCAGGCGCTGCAGGGAGTTGTCAGACAACTGAAGACGGAGCTGCAGGGGCTGGAGGAGCAGAAGAAAAAAACAGGCTCCACCCCTCTCATGGGAAATGATCCCGCCCCGAAACTCAATAATGTGAGGATGAGCATGCAGCAGATCGCCCGGGAGCTCCCCTCGCTGGCAATGGGTCCCCAGATGTTCTTCCTTGCCATTTCCAACAACATTCCCATGTTCACCGACGCCCTGGCATCAGCCCGCAAGGAGTATGAGGCGCTGACCGATGCCGGAAAGAAAGCCACCCCGGTGTGGAAGCAGGTGCTCTCCTCACTGTTCTCGTGGCAGACGGCGATGTCTGCCCTGATCACCCTGTCTGTCGTATATGGGAAGGAGATCGGCGGATGGGTGAAGAGCTTGTTCGGCGTGAAGGATGCCGCCCTGTCCGCGGCGAAAGCCCAGGAAAAGGTGGATGAATCCTTCAGAAGCAGCAGCCGTGATGTGGCGGAACAGGTCACTCTCGTCATGTCCTTGTCCGAAAGATGGAAGGAACTGGGAGACAACATGGCGGATAAGAAACAGTTCATCACCGAAAACAAGAAAGAGTTCGGGAAACTCGGTGTTGAGGTGGGCAACGTGAATGATGCCGAGAACCTGCTGGTGGACAATACGGACGTGTTCATCGGGGCGATGATCCTCAGGGCAGAGGCGACCGCAGCGTTCAAACTGGCCACGGAGCAGACGGAGAAGGCCTTGAAAAAACAGAACGAGATAGAGGAAAGGCGGAAGAAAGGCCCGACTTTCTGGGACAAGTTCAGGGCCAATTTCTTCTCTTCCGCGTCCGGATCAGCCACTTATACCCGTCAGGCGGACGCTCCCACGGCCGAACAGCTCAGCGAAAATGCTACCTCCGCCCTGGAAGAGGAGCAGAAGGCGGCAGAGGATACGGCCAAATCCTATATGGACCTGTTCCTTGCAAGGACAAAGGAATGGAAGGAGAGGCTTAAATCGGCAGGCATAAAGGAAGATGACGGAGGGAAAAACAAAGATACGGGCAAATCGGCCCGGGATTATCAGGACGAGCTCGCCGACGCCCGTATCAGGGCGCAGCAGAAACTTGAGGCGGCACGCATATCGATCATGCAGGAAGGTATAAGGAAACGCCAGGCCCTTGCAAGGCAGGAGCTTGACGAGTCGCTCGCACAGATTGACAAGGAAGAGCGTGACACCCTCAAGAAAATGGACGAGGCCGAGAAGAAACGGGGTGTGAAGTCCACGCCCGAGGAAAGGCAGGCCGTAAGGGACAATGCGTCTCAGCAGCGTCTTGTCGCCTACCAGCAATATGCGAAGGAATTCTATACCGCCGACAAGGAATGGCAGGAGAAGGACCTGCAATCCTGGATTGACTATAACAAGGAATACGGGACATACCAACAGAAACGTCTGGCCATCATGCGGGAATATACCCTTAAATCCTCGAAAGAGGGGCTGAACGGGAATGACAAAAGGATGCTGGCCCGACAGCGCGACGAGGCACTGTCCGAACTTGATTTCAACGAACTGAAGAACACCATCAACTGGGATGTCATCTTCGGCAATCTGGACAAGGTGACAAAAAAGGAGCTGCAGAAGGTAAAGCGGCAAATAGTCAGTTTCCGCAACAGCCCGGAATTCAAAAAAAACGCCACTCCGGAACAGATACAGGTCATCGAGGAAGCCATCGGGAAGATCGACAGCGAGGTCATTGAGAAAGGAGGTCTGTTCGGCAACCTGACCGAATCCATACGGGAATACTCCGAAGCGGTTGATGAACTGACAGCCGCGCAACGGGATTATGACGAGGCCGTGCGGCAATACGGGGCGGACAGTGCGGAGGCGGAGGCCGCTAGAAAGAAAAGGAACAAGGCGGAAGCCGGAGAGCGCAATGCCGGGAACAATCTGGAAGCCTCGAAGGATAAGGCGGTGAGAAACATCACCGCCGTGGCCGATGCGATGAACACGCTGGGCGAAGCGGACATGAGCCTGTCATCCTTCGGAAGCGCGGTCGGGTCTCTGGTGGATACGCTGTCCGCATCCGGAAGCAAGATTGGCGGCATCATTGCGGCCATACTGGCTATCCTTGAGCAGATCGGGCAGAAAGGTCTGGAGGGTTTTGTCGGCAACATTCTCGAATCCGTCATGCACGCCGCAGGAGGATTATGGGACAGCATCGGACGTCTGTTCGGTGTCAAAGGACTTGGAGGCATCTTCAAGGGGGCCGACTATTCCGGCTATAATGAGATGGTCGACCAGTACAACCGCCTGAACGAGATATGGGACGAACTGATCGACAAGAAGAAGGAATATATAGAGACCAGCTACGGCACCGAGGCACAGAAGGTCGGAGAGGAAGCACTAGCCCTCCAGCAGACCGCCATTGATTCTTACCGGATACTAGGCAGGGAACGTCTGAATTCGGGAGCCAGCACGGGATCGCACTCGATTGGGGTGCGGCAGCGCAAATGGATGTCCTCGGAGGACTGGGCGGCAGCCGGCGCGGCCCTGGGAGAAGACTTCTACAGGTACGGGATCGGGGAAGGACGTATGACCGGGCTGTTCGACCTATCTGTGGAGCAGTTGGAGAAACTGAAATCGGAAGCTCCCACATTCTGGGCCAAGCTGGATGATGATGTCAGAAATTATCTGGACAAGATCATTGACGGCTCGGAAAAACTGGGTGACATACAGATCCAGATAAAGGAACAGCTCACGCAGATATCTTTTGACAACGTGCGTGACGCCTTTTATGACACACTGCTTGATATGGAAAGCGGGGCGGAGGACTTCTCGGAGGATTTCAGCGGGTACCTGCAGAAGGCTATCCTCAAGACAAGTATGTCGAAAGTCTACGACAAGAGGCTTCAGGAATGGTATGACAAGTTTGCCAACTACAATAAAGAAGGGGGGATAGATACCGGGGAATACAAGGATCTCCAGCAGGAATGGAATGACATTGTGAAGGATGCCCTGGAGGAGCGCGACTCGCTGAAGGATATCTTCGGATGGACATCATCGTCCTCCTCCTCCCAGTCCGGCCGGGCCGGAACCGTCACCTCCATGACCGAGGAGACGGCCGGAAGGCTGGAGGGGATCGGCAACGCGGCCCTTGACCGTATCATCAACATTGACAACAACCTTACGAGGCATCTCGAGGGGATGGCGACATCCCTGGGCAAGATAGCGGGGAATTCGGAGTACCTCAGACACCTCGAGACGATAAACGAGAACATCGCGGAGCTCCGGCGCGGTGTGAAACTGAAAACATAGGACTATGGAAGTGGAGGAAGGACTGCTGAAAATAAACGGGACGGACATGGCGTCCCTGGGATGTTTCCTGTACGAGGAAAACGCGGGGGACCATACCAATTACGACTCGCTGATGAAGCCGCCGAAGATGAAGGAGTACACATCCGTCAGCTACCGGGAGCTTGACGGCGAGGAGCTGCCCGAAACCCTGCTTCCCCGCTACGAGGCGAGGGATATCACGCTGAAGATGGCGGTGGTTGCGGATACACGGGCCGGGTGGTTCAATAACTACAACGCCGTGCTTGCCTTGCTGAAGTCCGGATGGCTGACGCTGGATGTCCCGGAGATAGGCCGGGTGATGAAGGTCTATCTGAAGGAATATACCCGGTACAGCCAGTTCACGACAATCAGAAGTACCGGCCAGCAGATAGCCGGATTCACGGTCACGCTGCGCGAGCCGAAACCTTTTTCAAACAGTGATTAAAAACGATTTAAAAGCATCATAAATGGAACTTGCGATCTACAACAGGCAGGGAACCCTGAAAAGGAAGGTCAGTCCCGACTCATCGTCCCGGTGGACCGAAGAAGTGGGAACAGAATTCGTGGTGACGGTGAACTTCACCACCTGGGAGTTCTTCGTCCTGTCGGTCGGCGACTATGTGGAGATATCGGGAAAACGGTTCTCCATAAAGAAGGAGTACCGGCCGAAAAAGACCGACACACAGAAATACACCTACAATATCAGCTTCTACGGCCGCGAGCACGACATGCAGGACCTGTTGTTCTGCCGTCTGAACCAGGGGGAGGACGACCTTGAGTCCGTCTTCGCCTATGACGGCACGCCGATGGAAATGCTGGAAAAGCTGGTGGCGAACATGAACCGCAACACCGACGGTGTGACGTGGCGTGCAGGCCAGGCCGTCACCGGCGACCGGAAGACCATCAACTTCAACGGCCTGTTCTGCTGGGATGCGGCAGGCGAGATAGCCGGTGCCTGGGAAACCGAGTGGTGGCTGGACGGGGAATACCTGAACATAGGGAAATGCGAACACGGCGAACGGGTCACGCTCGGCTATATGAAGGGATTGAAGACGGGACTGACCCAGAATGAGAATTCCAATTCGATCAAATGGTTCACACGGCTGATCCCCGTAGGTTCAACCAAAAATATTGACCCGTCAAAATACGGCTACACCCATCTGCAACTGCCGTCACGGGACAAGTATATCGACTTGAACACTCAATTGGGCCTGAAGGAGCATCGCGAGGAAGCGGCCTTTCAGGATATATTCCCGCACCGTCTGGGTACGGTATCCTCGGTAAGGTCCGAGGAGCAGACCAATACGGACGGGGAGGAATACACCGTCTATTATATCAAGGACAAGGATCTCCCCTTCAATCCGGATGAATACATGATCAGTGAGGAGGTGATACACATCACCTTCGAAAGCGGCGACCTCTCCGGAAGGGAGTTCGAGTGCAACTGGCATAACGGCACACAGGAGTTCGAGATCATCAACACCTACCCGGACGAGAACACCCAGATACCGGGAGGCAACATCATACCTCAGGCCGGTGATACGTATATCCTGACGAACATCCGCATGCCGGATGAGTATTACCCGATAGCGGAAGAACAGTACAAGCAGGCGGTTGACAGCTTCCTGACAGAATACAGCAAGGACATATCCATCTATTCCGGCGACACGGATTACATCCATGTGGATAAAAACAGTGTGCCGTTATCGCTCGGGCAAAGGGTGAGACTGGAGGACGCGCAGTATTTTGAGAACGGATATATTGACACCCGCATCACAAGAATAGAGAGGAAACTGGGCAATCTTTCCGAGGCTTCCATTGACTGCTCGTCGGCGGTCAGCACCTCATGGAAGTCATCCGTGGACTCGACGCTGAACAATCTGGAATACACGCTGGCGCAGGAGCTGGCGCAGACGTTTATCCGACTTCTGAAAATGGGAGATACGGAAGCCCCCAGTGACTATACGGCTTACTCCTCCCTGAGATCACGTAATGAATTTATCAGCAAGAGAAACCCTGACGCCGCCAATGAGCTGATCACTTTTTTGAAGGGTTTACTTATAGGTAAGAACGGTAGTGGAATTACTGTATTGGAAGATGGTACCTCTCAAGCCGTCGTTGACCGGCTTTATGTAAAGATTAAGGCTGTCTTTGACGAGCTTGAGGTCAAGAAGAAGACGCATGTTGGTGGTGAGCAGATCTTATCTCCGGCCGGAATGAAGTGTGTCCGTGTGGAGGAACTTGATGAGAGCTATCGTTGTTTCTTTTTGTCGGAAGTCGATGGTATTACAATCAATAACGAATTTACAGTCGGTACATTAGCATTAGCCCAAGAATTTAACATTAAAGAAGGAACATCTCACAATGTATCCAACCGCTACTACTGGCGTGAGGTGACAGGTGTAGGATCTGACTATATTGATTTGAGCAAAACCAATGCCGACAAGGACAGTGATATCCCGGTTGCCGGTGATGATATTATTGGCTTGGGACACTTGACGGACATCACTCGTCAGGCAGCTATAATCCTTTCTTCTGTTAATGAAACTTCGCCTTCCATTATTTTTTACCAAGGCATCAATTCTTTCGCCCTTGCCGGGAAAGAAGTCATCGGGCTGGGCTTTGACAAGTCCACCGGACACGCCTATATCAATGTGTATGGTGATGCCTATATCGGTGCCAAGGATGAGAGCACTTACATCCGTTATACACAAAAAGGCGGTGTTGATATCAAGGGTATGTTCCATATCGAGCAGGGTTCCACCGGATGGCGTAATATGGAAGGTCTGCCGGATGAGATACAGGCGGCGGCTGATCTTGCCCAAGAGGCCAAGGATGCGATAGACAATGCGGCTGTCGGAAGTGTCAATCTGTTGCGTAATTCCGGGTTTACGGGAGATTATGAGACAGAGGACTTGTCTGCCGCTACCGAGCTATCGGCGGATACCGAACTTTTTAGCAAGCAACTGGAATATTGGACGGGAGTGGCTACCGTATCTGCGGACAGTGATGCCGGCTCCGGGTACTCTGCTGCAATCGGTAGTTTGTCCCAGTCCGTATCATTGATTAAAGGAGAAAGTTATGTTATCAGTTATAAAGCAAAGGGTACGTCTGTGTCTGTTTCGTGCGGTTCTTTCAGTGTTTCTCAACCTCTCACATCCTCTTATCAGAGATATACCCATAAGATCACCTTCAATGGCAGTGGTATATTTCTTATCAGTGGTACCGCAGCCGTTTGTGATCTTCAGCTAGAGCGTGGGACCATCGCCACCGATTGGAAGCCTTCAATTCTTGATAACGACAAGTCCATGGCCGGTTTTCAGTCAATCAATTATATCGCCAGCGCGATTAAGGATGGTTCTGTGGACATCCTTGGCGGTTTGATATTGGCCAATATGATCCAGTTAGGCAACTACAAGGATGGCAAGATGCAGAAGGTCACAGCCGGAGTTAGCGGCATATACAATGACGATGATGATGTGGCATTTTGGGCAGGTGGCACGTTACAACAGGCTATATTGACCGTGATGAGGTTTCGTAATGATCCGAATTATCAACCCACCGATGAAGAATGGGCGAATATGGCGAACTTCGTTGCCACTCATGGTGGCGATACGTTCCTGCGTGGCTATATTTATGCCTTGGGTGGTAAGTTCCGCGGTGTGGTTGAAGCCTTGGGCGGATTTTTCCGTGGAAAAGTAGAAACATCTGTTGACGGGAAACGCATTGTCATTGATCCGGATAAAAATACTCTTGAAATGTACACGACTGAAGGACATGCCACCTTGATATTAAGGTTCGACACATCATCGGACGGATGGGAATATGGTGATTTGATTTTGCGGAAATATGTAGGGGACCAATTGATACAAGAAACGACTGTATATCCGGAACGTATCAGAATACAGAATCATGTGGAAAATACGGATATCATTCTTAATCCCAATAACGTATCCTTCTATGGTTCTAAAGGCGAAACGCTGTTGGTTGGGATGAAACCGGTATATGACGGGGTGAGTGTGTCTAAGTATGTGGCCAATATTGAATGCAGTAATTGGCCGTCTAAAGATAACGTCAGTTCCGGGCAGGTATATGTGGAATATGAGACAGTAGAAGGAGTCGTGACAAACGGGACTTTAAAAGTAAAGAAGTGATATGGAACTGAATAGTATTAACAAAACGGGAACTTGGAGTGAGGCGGCAGACCGTCTTAACAACAACTTTAGCAAGACTTCTACCGAAGTGGAAAAAGTCAAGCAGAACGGCATCCGCAACAAGGGGTTGTTTTCTACTCTTAAATTGCTGGAAGAGGCTGTTCCATCTCCTGTTGTAGGTGACTGGGCTGTTGTGGGGGATACCATACCGGGCCCTATATATGAATGCAAGATAAAGGGGGCATGGAGTCCTACAGGCACGACAGGAGGTGGCGGAAGTGTTGACTTATCCAGCTACCTGACAGCCGAGGAGATAGATGATGTAACATCAATATTATAGTTATGAGAATCAATTATCAGTCCGATTTTAAAATCATAGAGAAGAACTTGAACGGGGATGTGAATACTCCCTTCCGGTTCACTTACTTCAATCCGTTCAATGGAAAGTTCATAGCCTCCTTTGACGGGCATGAGTATGTCGGTTGCAGCCGCATGGAAGACGGCAACCTGCTTGTCGCTTTTGACAACCCCTGTTTTTCTCCCGGTATGCTGAAGGTAAAACGTGAATACTTCATATCCGATTCCGACTTTCAGGATGGCATCTGCAACCTTGTTTCCGTTGAAGATACAGGAATCGTACTGACTACCGGGAAAACCGATGAAAGCACGGTGGAAATAACATCTTATCCCGATTATGCCGCATATAATTCGATTCAGGCGTTCCCATTGTCGGATAATGAATATGAAGATGTGCTGAGTGATTTTGTACCTCCTTTGCCACCGGAAGAGGAAGAAGAAACAGTTACTAATCTAAAAATATAGGAGATTTATTATGGCAAAAATATATAAGCTGACCAAGGGTGGCCAAACCATTTACCCGGCTACCACAACCGATGCGGTGGTTAACCCGAATGGTCGCAAGAGCCTGACTACGGAAATATCCGAAATAGGTGCTAGAATATCAGGGAAAAAAGAATACTCTGTCGGAAAAAATATTATAAATCCATCGAATCTGACAGATGGATATTATTTGGGGCAAGACGGAAGTTTAAAACAGCTCTCCTCATATTGCGTAACAGTCTACATCTCCATAGAAGGCAATACACAATATCATATTAGTAAGACAGGTGTTGGTGGAGCATATCACGTTATCTTTGACGATAATTTAAAAGTATTGACTGCAATTAAGGACGGAACTGTTACCACCCCTGAAAATGCAACTTATATAAGACTGTCAATATCTAAATCTCAGTTGGGTGCAGCGCAGATGGAGCTTGGAGATGTGGCAACATCCTATGAGCCTTTTACCGACAACTATGATAACGAGCAGAAGTTTGTGAGGCTTGAAACACAAATGGCGGCTGATAAGACAGAACTTGAAACACAAATGGCGGCTGATAAGACAGAACTTGAAACACAAATGGCGGATAAGAAAAGTGTTTCGTTGGGTAAGAACTTATTTAACAAATTAACCGTAAAGAATGGGTATTATATTGATGCCTCAGGTAATTTAAAAACGAATTCGACCCTGTCTTTATCTCACTATATCAAAGTCAATCCAAATACATCATATTATATCCAAAATACGAATACGGGCGGTGCATCAAATGTCTGGTTTGACAAAGAATTTAATGCGATAGAAGAAGCAGCCAAATCAGGCGTGACTACCTCACCGTCAAACGCTGCTTACATCAGATTAAGCATATCAACTGCTGTCATTGATAATGCAATGTTCTTTGAGGGAAGCACTGCAACATCCTATGAGCCATATACAGAGAATTATGATAATGAGCAAAGGTTTGCGAAACAAGAAGAGGAGATAAATAATACTAATGCAACATTAGATACATTACAGAGTCAAATGCCTAAAGTGGTGGTCGGAAAAAACTTATTTGATCCGGATAAGGCAAGTAATGGATTTTTGCGTCAGAATGGAACTGTTGCTAACAGCACCACTTATGTGACGTCCGGTTATATAGCCGTAGAGGGAGGAAAGATGATAACAGCCCATCCCCTTGCTTTGGGGCCAATTTATTTCAGCCAATACGATTCGGATAAGACATTCATAACTTCCACTCAAAATAAACAGACCTTAACCATTACATTGGAAAGTAATACAGCCTATGTCAGAGCGACATTCTTAGCTTCAAATTACAAGACAGAAGGACAGATTGAGTATGGTTCAACCGCAACTGAATACGAGCCTTTTCATTATGTAATTAGCGAGGAAAGTTTACCCGAAGGCATAGGCAGCGGAACGACACAGGATGAAGTTAAGCAAATTATAAATGAAGAAGTTTTCCCGGCAAAATTAGTATTGCCGTCCAGTTTGTATTTCAAAGCCAATCGGCAAAATAATTTATATTATAAGCAGGCTATAAAATGCTCATGTCATGATAACTTTGATTTCTCAGTGTCAAACGCCACATTAAAGGTTTTCGACAGGCAATTGTCAGGAGTCCCCGTAGCTGCATCTGTTTTTAATAATAAGCTTACGCTTCGAAAATTTGGAAAATTGTTGCAAGAACTGCAAGTCAAATTTAATATACTTGCCAATCCTTCATCCCATAAGACAGTTAAGATATTGGATAGTGGGGATAGTATATCTGATCTGGGTGGCTGGCAAGTTGAATTGAAAAATTTGCTTGAAGAAGATAATGTTACGGTTGAATATATCGGAACCATGATTAACCGCACTAAAACTACCGGTTCCAGTTATGCCGAAGACATTTGGGGTGAGGTACAGAGTGGCGGGAACATGTCCTTTATCACGGAACCCAAAGGGGCAGCAAAGATATTGACCGTTTCGGGGATTACAGAATTACCGGTTACAGGCTATCCCGGTACGTCTTACTTGGATGGGAATAGTATATCTTGGGTAGTGAGAGGATTCAGACTGACAGCAGGGAGTGATGGTAAATATAGCGGAAAACTAAAATTGGGGAAATTCAGTTCTGACCCTAATTATGGTGATGGTACGGAAGATGATACATCAGGAACAGGGAATTTCCCGTCAAGCGGTACAATCACAAAAACACAATCCGCTAATGGTAACACTCTGGCCGGTGATGCAACGATTACATACACATCTGCGGATGATGCGAGGTATAATCCGTTCTGGAATCCGTCAACTGATGAGTTGGATTTCAAATACTACTTCGATTATTGGGGATTTGATGCTCCTGACATCTTCATTCTCCAGTGGGGATACAACGAGGTAAAGTCTTATGAGGACGTAAATTCAGAAAGTGTACAGACAGCCAGATTACGTGCGAAACAAATTATTGATAAATTTCACAACCAGTATCCGGATACTAAATTCGTTTTTGGATTAGAGGTTTATGGTGCTGAACTTATGACTTTTTCGGGCGGTAGTAATAACAACAACAGCCCTAAGAAATATAGTGTATTGTCATTTGCCGAAGAAATCATATCACTGTTTGAAGGAAACGATGATACAGGTAATCCTTATAGCGACTATGTTACTCTTGTTCCTGTTTATGCGATGATGGACAATATATATGGATATGGCTCACTTTCTGAAAAATCACTATGTGATTTATACGGTGCAACTACGACAGTCCTACAAAATGGAAGAGACGGGGTTCATCCGAGTTATGATAGCGGTGGATTGCGTGAAATAGGAAGAGCGTATGAACCGGTTGTATTAGCTATTATAAATCTGTAGAATAACTCGGAAAATTATCAGTAACACTCAAAACATATATTTATGATACGAGACCTAATCATCAGAATAATGAACTATCTGTCCGTAGAAGTGCATCCGGATGCGGAATGGTACTAGAATATTTATCTATTGTATGGGATAGAGAGTAGAACGTGGATTGAACGGCTGCTGTGCTTTTTGCTGGCGGCTGTTCTTTTTTTATCTAAATGTTAAATATTACACAATGCAAGAAAATATATTGTGATTTGTTTTGCTATTACATCACAATATAGTATATTTGCATTGTGATAATAAAACAATGAATAATTAAAAGACAATAGAAGATTATGAAAGCGATAGTAGAAAATCCACTGATAAATTGTGAACCAGAAGTTTTACACCTTTTCGTTCAAATAATCAATGAAATAACTTCTTGTATGTCAGAAGACGAGTTAAAGGGCTGTATGAACTCTTTAACAGTACAATACCCTTACTTTAAACTGTTTTTCGATTATGATTTCGGACATAATCATATGTGGGTGAAAGAATCAGATTCCATGGAAACATTGATATTTGTTGAGTTCTAATCCGATCAATAACAATAAAAACAACATAATTATGAACAGTTATAATATCTACGATGAAAATCATGAGGCAACGATATTGTATCACGCTATTGCACGTGATGAGGAACAAGTAATGGATCTTGCTAAAGAAACAGGAATTGATATGGATGGGTTGAGTATAGAGCTGGAACGGTCTAATGTAAAGGATCAGTTGGGAAAACCGTTGTCAGCAAGAATAGAGGATGCGTTAATATATTAATTATGGCAAGAAGACGTTCTATTACCCTAGATCAAGAGTCTAGGGTATTGTCCTTATATAAGGATGGGATAGCGATCAAGGAGATAATAAGAGAAACAGGGGTACGGTCTGAGCAGACAATATACAGGATATTGGACAGCAATGGTGTGCCAAGACGTCCCAAGGTTAGAGGTGTAAGAAAAATATTTGTCACGATAGAGGAAGATGTAGCTGCTATCTTGGATAAGGAGCAATCAGTATCATTATATGTCAATGAGGCTATAAGATACTATCATGATAACCGACGTTAATTGTCGGTTATTTTTTTTATTAAAACTACATTTAACTCGGATTTAAATCACATTTTGAATTGTGTTAACAAGTGTGATTTTGGAACAAAATGTTTTGCAAAAGTGGAACATTTTGTTTTGTGGCTTATATAAGTGCCATATCAAACGGTAAAAATACACAAGCGGAAATAGAAACAGTTTTAGGCAATAAAAGCATTGGCGGTTATTTAAAAAGACTGGTTGAAGATTACAACATCATTGTACGCCAACGTCCTATTCTATCAAAAGAGGGGACACTGGCTATCCGATATGAAATACAGGATAATTTTATCAGTTTCTGGTTTAACTATTTCGACAAGAACCGTTCTCTTATCGAAATAAAGAATTATATGGCATTACGTTCCATTATCAAAGCCGACTATCCAACTTATTCTGGAAAATGCTGGAACGTTATTTTAAGCAGAAATTTGCGGAAAGCTTTCTATATAAAGATATAGGTTCCTGGTGGGAATTAAAAGGCAATGCGTATGAAATTGACATTGTAGCCTTATGTCTGGAAAAAGACAAGGCTGTTGCTGTAGAAGTTAAACGTCAAAAAAAGAATTATAAACCGGATTTGTTGGAGAAGAAAGTGGAGCGTCTTAAGCACAAAATACTTCCACATTACATGATAACAAAAATGTGTTTGTCATTGGAAGATATGTAATTCACCAAGGGGTATGCAGCTGGGTTAATTTCTCTTCTGTCATGCACGCATTAGAAGACTGAAAATAAATTTGATAGAACAGTCCCCATCATCATGGCACGTGCACTTCTGTTTCCTGCCCTCATGACAATGACATCATCGAGCCTTGGATTTTCAGGGATCACATATTCTTCCCCCAGTCCGGCTATGGTAACTATGGTATATCGGGCCGGGGACAATTTCATTTCTATCTGAGCGTTATTTTTCATTTTCTGACTCCCGGAACAACTTCCATCCTCGACAAATGCGTAAATATATGTCGCATTCAAGTTCGCAGGACTTAGGATGAATTCCAACAAATTGCTTTCTTCCAATTGCACTTCCACAAGATCCTCATCTTTTAATCCTTTCAAATGGTATTTGTGTGATTAAAAGTTCAGTCCTTCACCGACTACCGATTTTTTTACCCTGTCGGCTACTATGACCTCTGCTGACTTCTCACGGTTCGTTGTTACTACTTGACTTGTTTTTTTCCAGTCTCGCCCGTGAGACCTCCCCGGTTAAGGACATATTCTTTCCATCTTATGTCTGCTTGATTTACTTCGGATGTTCCGGATAACTATGGACTTTGTTTTGTTATGCAAACTCATCCACATCCTTAAGCCTTCATATCAAGTTTCTGTGCGTCAGACCAGATGTTTGCCGATTCCAACTCACGATGGACACCCTTGCCGTTGGCTGTATGCTTCCCGTTATCAGGGCACATGGGGGGACTTACACCCGTTAGAATATGTGCGTGCTGGGCAAACATAAAAAAGAGCGGTCATTGCTGGCCGCTCTTTTATTTATAGTCCTTTCAGACCCTCTTTATTCTTCTGAGGAAAAAGTATCAAAAAACTCTTTCACAAATTAGAAATCAGATTAGTTCTTCTTAATGGTTACAGAAACTTTCTCAACCTTAGTATAACCCCAAGCATCTTCAACTGTTACAGGCATCTTCACTTCTACAGTCTGAGAAATAGATTCACCCTTCACTACGAAGTAACCATTGGCTGTTACCTTACCATCCTTACCAGTAGCAGGTTTGGTATCCAAGTCTCTGATGTATTTATCATCGTCTTGTCCCGGAGTTACTTTAACAACCTGTGGATTAGCCCACCATGACTCACCAACAACATCAGCATCCTCTGGTAATGCGTCAGGAACTACATTGTATCCGTTATCGTTATAATCATAACCCATAATCATCTTATCTGTAATTTGGGCACCCTTAACAAGGTCATTACCGCTAATTGTTATTGTAGAAGCACCTACCGGCTTAATAGAACCTTGTTCAATAGGACTCATCAAACGAATATTGAAATTATATTCTGTATCACTAGTCTTAGAATATACCCATTTCGTATCTTTATAGTTACTGTTAGTTACTTTAACATTCAAGGTTTCACCGTAACCATATTCAAATTGACTGTTAGGCTTCTTAGCAGGATCTAATTGCAAAGTAGTAGTTTCGAACTTATCATCACCAACCAATATAGCCAACTCGCTAGATTTCTTGTTTGTTTCACCGACCTTAGTTTCACCCAATTCTACTCCAGCGACCTTATCAAACTTGCTGAAGTATTTAGTTAATTCCACAACTTTGTTTGCAGCAACAGTTGCCTTATCTGTAAAGTAGAAATAAGCATTGATAGCGTCATCTTTTACATAACCAGTCCTGATAGCGAATTGATCAGCAACAGTAGGAGCTACGAACTTAACAGGAACAACGATTGTGTTCAATTCTGCATCTGCAGCATTCTTAAATTTAGCCATCAAGTAGTAAGTAGTACCCAAAGGCAAACCATATGTATTTCCATCACTACCTGTATACGTAGCATTGGCATTGTCCACCTTAACCTGTATAAACTTAGCATCGTTGATATCCGATACATTGCCTGAATTGCTAGCCTTAACTTCTTTCACTACATATTCAGTAAATGCAGCTGCATTGACGTTAATTTCTCCGCTCAGAGCACCATTTTCATACTTAGAATACAGTTTGTATTCTGTATTAGCCAATTTAACATTAATCTTCCAAGTATTCAAATCGTTACCCAAATTAGAATACATAGTGCTCAAGTCAATCTTGAAGAGGTTCGGGTTAGAAGATACATTGTGCTCAACTAATTCATAAGCAGAATGGTCAATCTTGCTTGACAATACCACTTTGATATTAGCAACTTTAACAGTACCATTAATATCAATTGTATATACATACATGGGGAACCATGCTTCCAATGTAGATGCATCAGGATTACGTTTTACAGTAAATGTTTGTTTTGCCTGATCTACAGTAACATTAAACACATCAGAAGCTGCGTATTCTTCGGGTACGTAGATATACATATCATACAATGCAGCTGCTTCAACAGCATTTACCTTCGTTGTTGCATTCAAATCTACAACAAGTTTATTAGTATATGCTTGAACAGCTTCTGCAGCGGCTTTAGTTGTTCCTAAAGTCCATTCTGTAGAAGTTCCTTCATTATTCTTTGCTGTAACCTTACTTAATACAGGAGCAGTAACGAAAGCCGTCTTATTAATAGAATAAGCTGAGCGGAAAGCATGTTCTGCATTTACAGCATGCGCACGGTTATTAGGAATCTCATTGTAAGCTACATTAAATGCTTCTGCTTGCGCTTTTGCCAATACGAAGTTGTCCATAGACAATTCATACAAGCCATTACCTTGAGCGGCTCTACCATTTACACTACCAGTAGTAAACATTTCATTCTGTTCAGTTGCTTTCAGTGTAATGTTAGGAATATCGCCATTCTTAGTATTGGTCAATGTATATGACAATTCTTTTGCATCTACATTTACCGGATTAACACGCATATCATATTTTGTTGCTGAAGTATAAACAAATGCTCCATCAGCTGGGATTTCTTTTGTTCCTTTCCAGTCTTTTTTCGCAATCAAATCATTGCTAGTATATACAAATGCATTACCTTTTGCCAGTTCAAACGCCATGCTACCATCTGTAGCTTTTGACTTTATTTCCAGGCCAGTGATTACAGAAGCAGCACCAGGCAATTCAATAGTTTGGTCATTGCCTTCAACATCAGGAATATGTAAAGTCCATGAACCATTAGCCTTTACAGCCCATGCGTTACCTACTGCTTTATAAGTAGAAGGAACAGGATTTCCGTCTTTGTCGTAGAATACCCAAACACCATTTTCCACATAAGGAACAAGGGCTTTTCCCAAATCTTCCTTAATTACAGCAACATAGTCGGTTTTTTCACCATTAATGTACCAATAGCCATCTTTTACTTCAACAGAGTTGCCATCTTTTCCAGCTTCTCCTGTTTCCCCTTTGTCGCCATCCTTACCATTTACGATGGTGTAAGTTTTACCATCTTTAAAGGTTACAGTAAAGCCACCATCAGTAGGAGTCAAGCTAGTAACCCAGTTACCATTGCTTACCTCTGTCTGCAAAGCTGCAATCTGAGACTTCAAATCATTCAACGTATTGTTGATCTGATCGATGTCATCATCATAGTCTTTACAAGATACAAACGTTCCTGTCGAAGAAACCATCAAGGCTCCGAACAGGATTGCACTTAAAAATTTTTTGTTCATAATAGAAAAACTTTAAATTTATA